CTTAGTGATTTGCCACAAGGTTCTCCAGCAGGCGTAACCCGTGAAGAACGCTTGGCGAATATGTCGCCAGCGGAACTCGCGGAAGAAATGCAGGGCTGGACCCAAGAACAGCGTGAGCAATACATGAACAGACATGTTTAAACATACGTGATGAGAGTATTTAAAACATGACTACAAAAACCAATGCCGCTTACGGTGATAAGACAAATATGGTGACACAGGCCGTTGGCTTGTTCGCTACTCACATGCAACGTAACAGCACGCTTAACCTATTGTCAGGCAAAATGCCGAAGGGTGAAGCTGGTGCGGAAGCTACATTGCGTAAACAGACCACTCAACACATGCCGATTGTGCGTGTTCAGGATCTTGGTAAAGGTGTAGGTGATGAAGTCACTTTCCATTTACTTAACCCTGTTGGTGCATATCCGATCATGGGTTCAGCTTATGCTGAGGGCCGTGGTGTCGGCATGAAGCTTAACGAAGATCGCCTACGTGTGAACCAAGCGCGTTTCCCAGTTGATTTGGGCAATGTGATGTCACAGATTCGTAGTCCAGCCGATCTACGTCGTTTAGGTCGTCCAGTCGCTCAAAACCTTATGGATCGCTATTGTGACCAATCAATGATTGTACACATGGCTGGTGCACGTGGTTCACATGACAATATTGAATGGGTTATTCCGAAAGAAACCCATAAAGATTTCAGTGAAATCATGGTGAACCGTGTTAAAGCACCTACACGCAACCGCCACTACGTTGTTGATGCTGGTGGTGTTCAAGGCGTTACGTCTAATGCTGGTGAGATGGATATCGCTACTACCGATCTATTCACTATGGATGCGGTTGACTCGATGAAAACCGTGTTAGATCAAATTGCATTGCCACCACCAATCGTTAAGTTTGAAGGTGATGCGAATGCGGAAGATTCTCCAATCCGTGTATGGCTAGTTTCACCAGCTCAATACAACAAGTTCGCAGCTCAACCTGGATTCCGTTCATTCCAATCAGCCGCTTTTGCCCGTGCATCACAGGCAAAACAACATCCATTATTTATGGGTGATGTTGGTTTATGGAACGGCTTCATTATCCGCAAATTACCACGCCCAATCCGCTTCTATGCTGGTGACGATATTAAATATTGTGCTGCTTATGATTCGGAAGTTGAATCGACTGTCAAAGTGCCAGCAAGTTTTGCTGATAAGTTTGCTATTGACCGTTCAATTATCTTGGGTGGTCAAGCATTGGCTGAGGCTTTTGCTGCAAGTGACAAGTCTGGCGTTCCGTTCTTCTGGTCTGAAAAAGATTTGGACCATGGTGATAAATGGGAACTCTTGATTGGTTCTATCCGTGGTACCTCAAAAATCCGCTTTGCAGTGGAAACAGGGGAAGGCACCGAGTTCACTGACTATGGTGTGACTTGTGTCGATACGGCTGTGCCGATCATTGGTGCAAACAAGTAATGGTCTAGGGTCTGTTTAACTGACAGGCCCTTTTATCGTTCAATTAATGTGAGTTCTAAGACATGGCGACTATTAAGAAAAAAGAGAACGGTTACGGGCAGTTCGGCGGCTTTACCCCTTACGGCAATTTAACTGTTCTGGCATTTATGCTCGCAACCAATGCAGCAGGTGCCGTAATTGATTCAAACTCATCCGCAGCAGTTGCTGTTGGTGATGTGATTGATTTGGGTGAGCTACCACAAGGTTTCCGTCTTGATGATGCTCAGATCATTGTCACAACAGGAATGACTGCAACAGTAACTGGCTCATTAGGGTTTAAGTACTCGGATGGCACCGACGATGCAGCGGTACCACAATCTGCCACTTACTTTATCAGTGGTGGCAATCTCGCTACTGCAGGTCGATTGCGTGCCAATGGCAGTAAGTTAGTGACCCTACCAAAAACAGCACGATTAATTTTGACGGTTGCTGGTGCTGCAAATGATAAAGCCAGTGACATCAAAGTACTGGTGTCAGGTGAACGTACAGGACCACGTTAAGGTCTAAATGGTTAATGGTGGTGTAGGTTAGTACGGTGGCTTACATCACCTTTTTTATACGCTAAAAAGGGTAATAACGATGAAAACATTAGCGATTGCAATGGCATGCCATTTGATTAACACAGCTTATTGCCAATCTTTAGGCGATAACAGTCAACCTGCATGGGATGATGCGCCAGAACAACAACGACAAAGCATGATCACTGGTGTAGAGATGCATCTAGCGAATCCTGCTGCTACCCCTGAACAATCCCATGAGTCTTGGTACAAACTAAAAGAGGCTGAGGGCTGGAAATATGGCGAAGTTAAGGATTTGGAAAAGAAGGAACACCCGTGTTTCTTACCCTATGATGAATTGCCACCAGAGCAGAAAGCAAAAGATTACTTATTTCGCGCTACAGTCCACGCGCTTAAAAACTTGCCTGATGAAGATGAATTCTTAGCATTGAGTGCTGAGGTGGTGAGTCTACGACAGAAAGTGGAACATCAAAAGAACGTGGCGATTAGTACTGTACAGTCTGTACCAGTATTCGTTTCCTGACTGAGCAGGGAATGGTATTAGAAAAAATGAAACAAGACCTCTGGCTAAGCTATGTTTCCAACACACTTGAATTAGCCAAATTCCAGATTGACAGCAAAATCAGTTTATTAAATGCCCAGATCAGTTTGTTTAATGCACAAAACGCAGCTTTTGAATCTTTAATAACAGTATACAAGACTAAAATCGAAGCCACGATTTCTAAAATTACAGCATTTAGAGCACAGGTAGATGCACAACTTGCTATTGGACAAATTAATCAACAGAAAGTTGATATTTTTAAAGCTAAAGTTGAAGCAGCACTTACAAATGTAGAGGTTTATAAAGCATTGGTTCAGGGTGCAACCGCCCGAGCTGGATTAATCCAAACTAAATTTGATGCATATAAATCTGAGGTTCAAGCGTTCTCTGAACAGGTAAACGCTGAAAAGTTAAAAATTGATACTTATGATTCACAAGTAAAGGCTGAGACTACTAAGGCATCAATGTATGATTCATTGGCACGAATGTATGCTTCTACAGTAGAAGGCGTATCTTCCAAGGCCAATGTTAAGTTAAAAGAAGCAGACCTGCGAATTGAAGCTGCACGTGTACGTTTAGCTGAATTTACTGCAAATGTAGATGCATATAAGACGGATATTGATGCACAGATGTCAGACGCTACGAATAAGACTTCTGTATTCAATGCTCAGATTGAAGCGTTTAAAGCCCAAGTTAGTGCGGAGACATCTAAACTAAATACACATGCGAATATTGTGGATGCTCAAGCACGTACCAAAATTGCTTTTGCAGATGCCCATGCTCGTTATGCCGAGATGCGAATGCGGATTGGGATAGCAAATGGTGAATCATTGGCACGATTTGCAGATATGAAGTCACGTACAGCAGTAGCTGTATCTGAGGCCCACTCAAGATATGCTGATTTAAGCCTACGAACTACGATTGCAAATGCTGATGTTTATAACCGTTACATTGATTCTCGTGCGAGAGTTGGTATCGCAAATGCCGAAATGCAAGCGCGTTATGCTGATATGAACAGTCGAGTAAATATGGCATTTGCGGAAACCCATGCTCGCTATGCCGATATGAATTTGCGCACATCTATTGCAAATGCAGAAACGCAGTCAAGATACGCAGATATGAATGTTCGGACAAACATTGCTTATGCCGAAATGCAGTTGAAGGAATATGAAGGTAATAGACAAAATGCAATTCAAAAAGGTCAGCTTGCCTTAGAGGCTGCTAAGTCCGTTGGACAATACTCAGTTCAACTGGCAGCTGGTGCCATGTCTGCAATGCATGTTTCGGCAAGCATGAGTGCTGGCGCATCTACAAGTACAGGATTTAGTGAAAGTGAATCAGAAAGTACGAGTCATAACTATAGTTACTAATCCCTGTAAGGCTAACGTAAACCTCCATTATTGATTAACCATACATGATAAATGTCTTATAGGTATTCATCATGTATGGTATGCAGCGCCCAAAAAAGGATGGTCAATCAGAGCTCATTAAAGGACCTGGTACAGGCACATCTGATAGCATTAAAAAAAATGTACCGGCAGGCAGTTTTATCATGCCAGCGGACTCAACCAATAAGATTGGCCCCAAGAATCTCAAAAAATTGGGAAGTCCCCAGCCAGTTAATCTCAGTAACGGTGAATTCCAATTCCCACCTGAACAAGTTCATCAGGTGGGTGTGCAAGCCTTGGAACAAATGAAGGATGCAACGCATCAGCAGGCACAGGAACCAGAGCAACAAGGTTTTGGATTGAAACCAGAGCTATTTTTTGCCAATGGTGGTTTGGTACCGTTTGATGAAGAAGCTGTCCGTCGTCAACAAAATAAAGTAGGTGGGCAACAGATGCGAGATGTCACACCAGTTAATCGACAACTGCCAGCTACAACGGGTAATGCAACTGCAACCAATGCCAACGTAAGATTTCCACAGTTTAATACTCCAACGACAGGTCAGATGCTTAAAAGCTCATTGGTTAATGGAGCAAAAGGTTTGGGAGCATTTCACTTGGCTGCTTCAGGTATAGGTGGTGCGGTGACAGGTTATAACACTCCCACTGAAGATTATCGA